ATGGTCATAAAACTCAGTGCCCCGCCGGCAATAGAACCGATAACCCTCACAGAAGCCAAAGCGCATCTGCGGGTTGATTTTTCCGATGATGACGATCTGATCAGTGGACTGATTAAGACAGCCCGGGAATATGCGGAAGGTTACCAGAATCGGGCCCTTTGTACCCAAACCTGGGAATTGTGGCTTGATAGCTGGCCGTCAGAGAGCTATATCAAAATCCCACTGCCGCCTCTGCAATCGATAACATCAATCAAATATTATGACTCAACGAACACTGAGGCGACTATGGCTGATACGGATTACCAGGTAGATGTAAAATCTGAGCCTGGTCGGGTTGCTCTGGCCTATTCAGAGTCCTGGCCTGCCGCAACCCTCCGCCCGATTAATGGAATTTGCATAACCTTTAACGCCGGGTATGGGAATGCAGGAGATGTCCCGCAACGAATGAAACAGGCGATGCTGTTACTGGTTGGACATTGGTATGAGCACCGGGAAGCTACTTTAACAGGACCAGCCGCCGCAGAAATTGAATTCGGGGTTAATTCACTTCTGGGTTTGGATAAGGTGGATGTGTTATGAGAGCGGGTGAATTAAGACACCGGGTAACTGTCCAACAAGAGCTTTTTACCAAAGATACCGTAACTGGAGAAAATGTATCTGGCTGGCAGGATGTTTGTACAGTTTGGGCTGCAGTTGAACCTGTGAGAGGACGGGAATACTTCCGGACATTTGAAACCCATTCAAGACAAACTACCCGGATCCGTATTCGGTATCGTTCAGGCATAACTTCAGACATGCGGGTGAAATTTGGAGACGATATTGCGTATATCCACTCCGTCATAAATTTTGAAAACAAGAATCAGGAACTGTTGCTGGTATGCGTAGCAAAGAACCCGCCGGGTCCGGGGGAGTAACATAACATGGATGCAAATAGCTGGTTGGAATGGCTGCGGAAACTGGTTAAGGAGGTGAAATATTGACGAGTTACAACAATATACGAGATGCAATAATGACGCAGCTCAGGAACAAGTATCCCGAGGCTAATATTTACGGGGAAGAAACACAGCAGGGTTTTGAACGCCCTGCTTTTTATATTCAGCTTATCCCTGAAAAAATATCGGTCCTAAACTGTGCCCATGTGCAAAAAGAGATACTTGTAGAAATATGTTATTTTGCAGCTGAAAATACCGGGCCCCAAAAAAGGGATATGTGGGACATAGCCGACGAAGTGGAGGATACTTTGGGATTAAGTTTATCGGTGGGTGACCGGGATCTTTTTATTAATGACCCTAAAGCGGAGATTACCAATCAGGTATTGCACTACAAATTCAAACTGAACTTCACCGACAGTAGAGACGGTATCACAGTTGCAATGGATACCGGCGGCATTGAAATGATGCTGCCTGATGCAGAACTGGGATATATAGACGGAAATGTATTTCCGATGCGAAATATTGAATTGAAGGAGGAATAGTAAAGTGGGACTTCCAGAAATATTGATTAGTTTTCAAACACAGGGCACTACTGCCATAGAGCGCAGTGAAAGGGGTATAGTGGCTCTAATCTTGAAAGACAGTACTGATACAACATTTAATACCAAAACCTATACGGTTCTATCTGATGTTGATAAACAAGATTGGACCACAGCCAACTATGATTATATTGAAAAGACTCTCCTGGGTACACCTTCCAAGGTGATTGTGGAAAGAATTGCCACTGATGCAACCAGCTATAATGATGCATTGACCAGGCTGGCCAGTAAGAAATGGAGTTATCTGGCGATTCCCGGCCTTGAAACAGCCGATGTGGCTGCGATATCTACCTGGATAAAAGGCAAACGAAATAATGACTATAAGACCTTTAAGGCAGTGCTGCCCAATTCAGAGAGTGACCATGAAGGCATTATTAATTTTACCACTGAGGGAATTGTAGTTGGAACGACTACCTATACCGCAGCCCAATATTGCTGCCGTATTGCCGGGATATTGGCCGGACTGCCGCTTTCCCGCAGTGCGACTTACTATGAACTGACTGAAGTTGACGATATTACCGAAACATCTACACCTGATGAAGATATTGAAGCCGGTCAGCTGATTCTGATCAAAAAGTCTGACGGAGCAGTAAGGATCGGGCGGGCGGTAAATTCGCTGACTACCCTGACAACCTCTAAAGGAGCCGACTTCCAAAAGATTAAGATTATTGAAGGCGTAGACCTTGTCAATGACGATATTCGCAGTACCTTTGATGATTCTTATGTAGGGAAAGTTATTAACAACTATGACAATAAAGTCCTGTTCCTGGCTGCGGTAAATGCCTATTTTAAGGAATTGCAGAAAATTGACGTACTGGACTCCGATGCCGCCAATATTGCAGAAATTGATACTGAAACCCAGCGTACTTACCTGCAAAGTCAGGGGGTTGATATAGACAGCCTGACTGATCAGCAGATTAAGGAATACAATACGGGTTCAAAAGTCTTTGCGTCAGCCTCGGTTACCTTTGTAGATGCGATGGAAGATCTGACCTTTACGATAACGATGGAATAAGGAGAGTGGATATAAATGTCAAAAATACCGGGATATAGAGTTATTAACGGATCATACGGCCAACTATGGTGGGATGGCGATTTAATTTTTGAAATCAGCAGCTTCGAAGCCAAAATAACCCCCAGTCGTGAAGATGTTAAAATGGCCGGCACCTTGGATATTGACAGCAAGATTACCAATCTCAAGGGCGAAGGCAGCTTCAAAATAAAAAAAGTATTTTCCCGCGGAATTACCAGCTTGCTGAAAGCCTGGAAGGATGGCAACGACCCCCGCAGCCAACTGATTGGCAAACTGGCTGACCCCGATACCAAGCATGAAGCCAAAGAACGGGTTGTCATTGACAATGTATGGTTCAATGAGCTGACCCTGATGCAATTTGAATCAGGAAAGGTGCTGGAACACGAATTTAAGTTCGGCTTTACCCCGTCAGATGTAGACTTCCCCGATACCATACCGGTAAAAGAGGGGTAAGCAGATGGATAAGGTAAAATTATCAGACTTGATTGCCCAGGCTGAGAAGAAAAAAACACAGTCAAAACAGCGTAAGCAACTTTATATTAAAAGCCTGGATGGAGTAATCACCGTTCAACATCCCGATAGAGCATTATGCCTCGAAGTTCAAGACATGGGATCAGATGGAAATGCTTATTTGATCTATGAATGTGTAATCGAACCCAATTTAAAGGACAGTGCTTTGCAAAATGCGTACGGCTGTATTAAGCCTCTTGATATCGTTGATGCCATCTTTGAACCGGGAGAAATTGCACTTCTTTCGAATGAAATCATAAAAATGGCTGGTTACGACGAAAGCGCCGTAAAGGTTGTTGAGGATCTAAAAAACTAATTCAAGAGCATGACCTGTTTGCAATGTTTCATTATTATTTGCAGCGGGGTCATGCTCTCTCCACTTTATTAGCGTTAAATAGGCAGGAGCAACTTTTTTATATGGCTAGTATGTTGCTCGAAATAGAAGGAGAAGCCCGGGGAGGGTAGAACCATGGAAGATAATAAAATAATTGATGGAGTATCCGTTTTACAACTTAATAAGCTTAATCTGAACCTGCGTCAAAGCAATAGTGCGTTGTTAGGTTTTGTTGACGCTAGCAGTATGGCTAATAAAAATTTAGATGTTTTTACCCAACGCTTAAGGGAATCCAGTAATTCTTTAACCGGTACTATCCGGGAATTACGGGATATACCTCAAACCGTAACCCAATTAAAGAAATCGTTAACAGATGTAATAAATACTATAAGCCATACAGCGAAATTAAATGTGCCCACTATATATCCGGTACCAAACCAAGGGTACAATAGGCCTGAACCGGCTAAACCCCAAATAAAGGAGATCACTGGCGGAAATTCAAGTAATACAGGAAATAGAATTAAAGATTTCACAGGCGATGCAAGTAGTTTTATGGATATAGGTAATCATATTTCTGAAGGAGTAGAAGAATTCTCTAAAGGGGCAGCAAAATTCCTGGATAACAAAAAAGAGAATCTACTAAGAAGCGGAGCGGAAATTCTCAGGCCAGAAACAATTGATAAAGTCCAAGGATATGAGAAATATTCTTCATATTTAAAGACAGGAAGTAAGTGGATGGGGAAAATAGCCAGACCATTGGACTTTATTTCAAAAGGACTAGAAATTGCTGAAGCGGAAGATAAAGAACAAGCCGTAGTTAAGGTTGGCGGTGGTATGGCCGGGTCAGCGATTGGAAGTGCAGTGGGTGGAGTGATTGGCAGTGCATTAATACCCCTACCTGGAATTGGGACGGCAATAGGGACAATTGCGGGGGGCTTGGCCGGTGAATGGTTAGGTGAAAAAATTTCGGGGTCTATCTATGACCATGAAAAACATAACGATAATGCATCTCGCGGAAGCAAAGTTTATGATCCTCAGACACCGGGCTTACACTTACTACAAGACTATCCTTATACAAATTATGAACCCCTGAAACAGGTCGAGTTATTAGTAGAACAATTTGGCTTGGCTTTTCAAAGAAAACAAGTGTTTGGTCCTTTTATGCCTGAAAAAACGAATCAGGGAACTGAAGTGCTGGATGAACTTAAACAGCAGACAGAATCTGCTGCCTATTTTCAGGAACAAACTGCTGTTTCTTTATTAGGGCTTGCCCATGCTGCGGACTATGCATCGTATGAGCTGCAAAATATACTAAAATTCAACGATAGCGGTAAGCCACCGTTCGGTCTTGCCAACGGAGGTATATTAACCAATCCTCATTTAGGTTTGGTAGCCGAAGCTGGGCCGGAAGCAATAATCCCTCTTTCCTCACGTATGCGCAGCCGCGCATTGGGGTTGTGGGAACAAGCCGGATATTATTTAGGGGTAAGAACATACGCAGCGGGAGGTTTGGCCGGAGCGGCATCAAAGAACGAACGCAGCCCCAAGATGAGGTCTCGAGGACAAGTTAATCTGACGGTAAATATTAACGGAACCAATCTAAGCATTACAGAGATTGTGAACAAGATGGTGCCGCAAATTGAATTAGCCCTGGCTAATGCATGTTAGGGGGGGAATACTTGGATATATTTATTAGTATAAACAACCGGGAACAGGTTATCCAGTTACCGGTAATACCAGCTCAATTTAAAATTGGTACCGAAATGAATAACCAGTCCTATGATACTGTCAGCCAGGGAGAAATAAAGCTAATCGGTATGCCCAAATTGTCAAGCATAACCATAGATTCATTTTTCCCGGCTAATGACTATCCATTTTCTAAAGACGATACCTACTCCGGCTGGGAATACGTGAACATGATTGAAGCCTGGAAGACCAGGCGGGTGCCAATAAGGCTCATAATTACCGATACTCCCGTTAATATGCCCTGTACCATAGAGAGGTTTTCATACGGGGTTCAGGACGGAACCGGCGATATCTATTACACCCTTGAGCTGTCAGAATTCAAGTTTGTAAATTTGGAGTGATAGTATGGCACATAAGCTTTTTTGTATAAATGATAAAAAACAATATGATATTACTCCGCTGGTTGGGTCCTTATCATGGACAAGTAATACTGACGAACTGGGGGTACAGCTTGATTTTGAAATAGCCTGCAACGATGACAGGTATTTTCCCGTAAATCCGGTGGATTTAGGCAGCGCAATAGCGCTATATGGATCCGGGGAGATATTTCGAGGCATAGTGGTAAGTGAGGATAAGATAGGCCGGGGATCTATTAATTATACCTGCTTTGACGGGGCTTTTTATCTTAATCAAAGCAAAGCGGTTTATCAGTTTAACGGCCTGGCGGCGAATCAAGCTATAACTACAATGTTAAATGATTTCAGTGTTCCGGTAGGCGGTATTGCGGCTATGAGTACACCAGTAAATAAAATATATAATGATAGGGTTATAGCAGATATAATCAAAGACATTCTTGAACAGGTGGAAGAGGCTGCAGGCAATAAATACAGGATGGAGATGCGGGGTGGCAGCTTATTTATTGAAGATCAGCAGGACCTGGTCATAGCCCCGGTGTTTCAAATTGCCTCCAACATAGCCGCTGCTGCCTGTACTGCAGCTATTACTGATCCGTCGCGGAAGCGCAGCATTGAGAAAATGAAGAATTCAGTAAAGATTATAAATGATAATACAGTAATTGCCGAAGATAGCAACGGTGACTTTATTGTCCAATACGGCCTGCTGCAGGAAGTGCGATCCAATAACGGCTCGGCTGACGCTCAGCAGGCAGCTAAAAACTTGCTTGCCGAACTGGGGAAGGTTACAGAAGAGAACCGTCTGGAATTGCCTGGCAGTGATGAGGTAAGAGCAGGGAGGCTCATTCAGATTGAGGAGCCTATAACCGGTATGACCGGGCAATATTTGATTAAAAGTGTAACGCATACTGACAAAGCAGGTATTCATACCATGCAGCTTAAACTGGGGGTGAGCTAAATAGGGGATGGATTTGTAAGACTGGCCAAGATGTTTAAGGAACGTGATAATGTGCCTTATTTAGGCCCACAGGTTGGTACGGTGGTATCCGCCTCACCCTTAAAAGTATCCCTGGGGGATATCATCGTTTTGGATGCGAACCATTTGCTGGTGGCGGCACACGTGCTAAATGATTATGAACGGGAGATTGAGATCCCAGAGACATCAACTTTGTCTGGCAGTACCAGTACCAATGAATCACATAACCATTCCTATCAGAGCTTGGGTATGACCGGACAAATCAAATTTACCGATACTCTGCAAGCGGGGGATAAAGTAATCCTGGTTCCGGCTGCCGATGAGCAAAGATACTTTTTAATAGATAAGGTGGTGAGTTTGTAGTGCTACCCGCAATTACCCAATTGGAATTTAATCCTGCTGCAACCGAGACTGCTGCCGCAACTATAGGCAAGTCTTTTGATTTTAACTTTAATACCGGAGAATTTGTACTTGAGGACGGAAATGTGGTGGAAACTGAAGACACTGAAGCGGTGAAGGTATGGGTGGAGAAGATTCTTAGAACTGAGAGGTATCAATACAAAATATATGAGCGCGACGATGATAATGAATATGGGGTTACGATCGAAGACTTAATTGGAGGCGTATACCCCAAAAAATTTATCGAGGCAGAACTAAAACGGGAAATCACCGAGGCGGTAACCAGGCACCCGAATATCAGCAGTATATCCAACCTATCCACTGAACAGGACGGTGCTAAATTAGATATTACATTTACGATTAACTTGACCAGCGGTGCAAGTACGGAGGTGACGGTAAGTGGGTAATACCCAGGACGAAATAAAGACACGCATGTTAGCAGAAATATCCGATGAGTACGATAAGACCGAAGGGTCTTTTTTTTATGATGCCATTATGCCCGCTGCTATAGAGCTGGCTCGGGCGTATACTTTGGCTGATGATACCCTGACAGCAGGATTTGCGCAGACGACCTCCGGGCAATACCTTGACTATCGGGCGGCTGAACATGGGTTAACCAGAAAAGAAGCTGCTAGAGCAACCGGTACAATAACAATCACCGGAGCCAGCGGGACTACGGTGTCCAGCGGAGCATTAATTGCTACCGCTGGTGGCGTGCAGTTTCAGACCACGGTTGCTGCCACCATAGAGAGCACCGGTACTACAGATGTTGCCATTGCGGCAGTGGAGGCAGGGACCAGTGGCAATAAACCGGCTGCAGCTATAAACAGCCTGCCGGTGTCAATAACGGGAGTGACTTCCGTAACCAATGCCAGCGCTACGACTGGGGGAACTGATGAAGAAACCGATGCAGACTTGTTGGAAAGGCTCCTGGAATCAGTCCGGGAGCCTACTACCAGCGGCAACAGCGCCAACTATAAGCAATGGGCAAAAGAAGTGACAGGTGTAGGGGATGCCAAGGTTTATCCTCTCTGGAACGGAGCCGGAACGGTAAAAGTATTGGTAATTGACAGCGAAAAGCAACCGGTTACTGCTGACATAATCGAGGATGTTGCCAACCATATTGAAGAGACTCGTCCCATAGGCGCTGCGGTGACAGTTATGAGTGCAACCGGGCTAAGTATCAATGTTTCGGCTGCTTTAATATTGGCAAGCAGTGCAGTCCTGGCGGATGTACAATCAAGTTTTGAGTCCGCGCTGGAAAGCTATTTGCAGGATATTGCGTTTGATAAAACTTTTGTCAGCTATGCCCATGTAGGCAGCATGCTCTTAAATATAGCCGGTGTGACAGACTATACGAATTTATTACTAAACTCAGGTACTATTAATGTTACTATAGGCGATACCAAAGTAGCTGTTATTGGGACGGTGAGCTTGAGTGAGTAGATTTGCTGAGATGAAAAGCTATATACCCGCATACGAGCGGAACAGCAATGTGTTTTTATCTATCCTGAGCGCAGAGGGAGCGGAGTTTGACGGTGTCTGCACCAGCTTAGAGGATGCCCTGAAGCAGTTCTATGTGGCAACCGCCACCGAAACCGGACTAACACTCTGGGAGCAGTTTGCAGATCTGACCAGCTATGTCGGCAAGCCTCTGGCCGAGCGCAGGAGCCGGATTATATCCAAGCTTCGGGGCATAGGTACAGTAAATGCGGCCTTGATTAAGAATGTAGCTGAAAGCTTCGCTAACGGGATAGTTTCAGTCACGGAGTCCCCGGAGACATATAGCTTCGTGGTAAAGTTCGTCGATACGCGTGGTATCCCTTCAAACCTGACAGATGTAAAAGACGCGATCGAAGACATTAAGCCAGCTCATTTGGCGGTAACATATGAGTTCACCTATACGACCTGGGGGGAAGTAGAGGCTGTCACCTGGGGCGCAGTGGAGACAGGCGGCACCTGGGGAGAACTAAAGACAAGGATGGTGATATAAATGGCGGAATATACTACAAACTACAACCTGGCTAAGCCAGCAGATAATGACGCTGCTGATATTGGGGTTATAAACGATAACATGGATTTAATTGATAACGCTATTGCTGCGCATGCTGTCGATTATACTTTACAAGTTCCATATGGAGGTACTACCTCAAACAGTGGAAATGCTTATTCTATTACTTCACCTGTAATTACTGCTTTATCTGCTGGAATGGCGATCAGTGTAAAAATCAATGATAATAGCACTGGCGCAGCTACATTGAACTGGAATAATACCGGGGCAAAGTCTATTAAAAAGGCAAATGGAGTTGCAGTAAGTAACTTAAAAGCCGGCGGTATCTATACACTGAGGTATGATGGAACAAATTTTATATTACAGGGTAGCGATGCAGCCGGAGACGCTACTGCTGCAGACTTACTGGCCGGCAAAACGGCATCAACGGATGCTGGCGATATAACAGGGACAATGACAAATAACGGAGCTGTAACCATTACTCCAGGAACAGTAGACCAAGCGATTCCATCCGGTTATCACAACGGTAGCGGTAAAGTATTCGGTGATACTGATCTGATCTCAGCAAACATCAAATCCGGGATAAACATATTCGGTGTTGCCGGCAATAGTAATGTAGTTGATACCTCTGCTGGTGATGCGACAGCTGCCCAAATACTCTCGGGCAAAAAAGCCTATGTGGATGGGGCCTTAGTAACAGGGACTATTTCAAGCAAAGCAGCTGCTACCATTACCCCGGGAACTACTAATCAAACCATAGCAGCTGGGCAATATCTTAGCGGTGCGCAGACTATTTCTGGTGATGCGGATTTAGCGGCGGCTAATATAAAAAAAGATATCAACATATTTGGTGTAACCGGCACCTTCACTTGTATGTTAGAAGCAGGAGATTTTGCTATAGGAAGTGCTACTACAACGCAGGAATGGGACGCCAGCGCGGTACTTATCAAAAAGAAAGAAATAAAGATGTTAACAGGCGGGATTATTAGAGTAAGCTTTACTCTTTACAATGGTGGTAGTGTCGGGGGGAAGGCTTCGGGACAAATCTATATTAATGACATAGCTGTAGGAACCTTAAGAGAAATTTATACTTCTACAGTAACAACTTTTACAGAGGATTTTAGCGTTGTGGAAAACGACTTAGTTCAGCTGTATGCAGGCACAGGCTACGGAGGTCACAGTATGGAAGTGAGCAATTTTTTGGTTAAAACTAAACCTTACGCTACCGTTACATTAGATTAGTTAGGAGGTTTGTATATGATATATTTCAAATATGAGTATGACGGAACAGATGAAGGAATGCAGGAACTTATAACATTGCATTCCGACCAGTATTTAAGAGAAGTGCAGAATATAACCGAAGGCAACTTTTTGATATTTACCGACACCTTAACTGTCGAGGAGGCTTTGGAGTCAAGGGTAAGTAATATCGAAAGTGAAATATCCCCAGTAATCGAAAGCGTCAGCCTAGGAGACAGAGTAACCGCCATAGAAGAAACTTTACTGGTTATTATTTAGGGGGGTGCGGTATGTACAATTTCATTTTAAATATGTGGATTTGGGGGCGTATTGACAGTGTCAAAGTCCAAGCTTATATTACCAAGGGATATATAACCCAGGCAGAAGCCGATACCATTCTTGCGACAACGCAAAGAGTTTAATAGGAGTTATAACCGCCAGGAGGCGGTATTTTTGTGCCAAATTTGAAAGAAGCTGATTTATGCTGAGTACAGACCAGCAGAAGTTTCTAAACGGTCTAATTGCTTCCGTGGCAACGGTTCAGGAAAACATGGGCTGCAGGACGCGGCCGGTCCTATGCTCCGGTTAGTACCCTGGCTTAGGCATTGGGTATACAGTAATATGGGATGAAGTAACAAGCACAGCAAAACTATAGATTAGCCAGCCGTCCTGCGGAGCCTTATATGCAGAGTATACTACTACGAGGATGAAAAACGCGAAAGTAAGATCCTTTTTTATTTTTAGATAGAGAGGACTATGAAGGTATGGATTATCAAATCATTCAACAGGCATCATCTAATTTCTCATCAAGAAAGGGAAGGTCGATTATAGCCATAGTTAACCACCAAACCGCGGGACAAGCGCCCGGTTGTGTATCCTGGTTGTGCAATCCTGCAGCGCAGGCATCGGCTCATTATGTAGTTACCAGGGAGGGAGAAATATATCAGGTAGTTGCCGACGAAAACGCAGCCTGGCATGCCGGGGCGGTGGCAAATCCGTCTTGGGGTCTGTACGATGGCACCAACCCCAATCGATGTACGATCGGAATTGAACATGAATGTTATCCCGCTGTTGGCGGGGATGGAAACCTGACCGAAGCGCAGTACCAAGCTACCCTGTGGCTGCATAAGCAGCTTACAGCAAAATGGAATATCCCCGTAGATCGTGAACACATTATCGGCCATTATCAGATCGATAGAGTTAACCGTCCCAATTGCCCCGGAGCTGCGTTCCCTTGGGATAGATTGATGGCTGACTTAAATCAGCAGCCGATAAACGTTTCGGTATCAGGTATGATTCTTAACGGGTTTCTCTGGCAGGACAGGTCATATGGTCCTGCAAAAACCATACTGGGCGCCTTGGGAGCAACTTATACCTGGGACGATAGTACTAGCTCTATTGTGGTCAACGGGCAGTGTATTCCGGTGGCTATACAAGGCGACACCGGCTTTGCGCTCGTGTCTCAGCTGGCCGAAGCAGTCGGAAAGAAAGCCGCCTGGGATGGTGTCAATAACATGGTTATTATAGGCTAAGAGGAGGTTTACAATGGCTGACAATGCTATAATTACAACGGCAATAGGGCTGGCTTCTACCGCTTTTACAGCTCTGGCCGGTACCGGAATAAAACTCGTAATGGATAAAATCGGCATAAACGGTATGCAAAAAGTAGATACTCTTTTGAATCAACAACAGACCCTGGCTTCCATGGCTGTAAAATATTCTCAACAAGCGTACAAAAACCTGGGCGGTAGTGAAAAACTGGAAAAGGCATGCGCCTTCATGTCGAGGCTGGCTGATTCTTATGGAATTAAAATCGATAGTGATGAAATCGAAGGTTTTATTGAAGCGGCCTTGAAAGAGGCAAAGTATACCTTTGCCGACACTTGGAAGAAGACAGAGAGTGGCGGAAATAGTGAGACTTTCACAGTACAAACAATAGATACTCCTACAGATACGGTTACGGAGGAAAACGCTGTTTCTATGGTGCCTCAAACACCCTCTGTGGATGAGGCTGCTCAAGCCGCAGCAGAAACAATTACTCAGCGTAATCAGGATGTTGCTTTAAAAGCAACTCAAGAAGCTGCAGAGGTTGTAGTCGCTTCCACTGAATAA